GGTTGGTCCGGAACTCGTCGATCACCGCCGCGTCGTAGTCGGTCTGGGCGTTCTGCATCGCCTGGGCGAGTGTGACTGGCATGATGCGCTCCTTGTGCGCTAGGTGCTGAGCGCCGTGTTGACGGCGTCCTGCATGGAGGGGGCTTCGGTTCTCTTCGGGCCGCCGCCACCGCCTGGGTGGTCAACGCTGCTCGAGGACGACGCCGGGCCGGCCTTGAGCTTCGGGTTGTTCTTCGCTGCCTCCTGGGCAGCGGCCTTCACCTCGGCAGCGAACGTGTCGCTGGCGGGGTCGAGGTCCTTGATGGCGCGCGCGAACGCGCGGGAGTCGGTGACGGCCTGAGCGTCGACCTTGAGCGCGGCGGCTTCCTTCCACACGACGAGCTCGGCTGCGGTCTCGCGCTGTGCGGAGCGCGCATCGTTGAGGGCGGCCGTTGTGTCGACGGGAGCGTCGTCGTCCTTGATGAAGCCCAGCATCTTGCCGAACTCCTTGACGATCTCCTCGCGCGCCTCGGTCGCGGCGTCGGCCTTGGCCTGCGTGCGAGCTGAGCCGTTCTCACGGCGCAGCTTCTCCACCAGGGCCTTGGCTGCGGCCGGGTCGTTGTAGACGGTGTCGTCGTCTCCGGGAGGCTCGTCCGCAGGAGGGGCATCGGCCGGGGGCGTGTCAGCAGGCGGTTCGTCGGCCGGTGGTGCGTCCGCGGGGGGAGCGTCGGCAGGCGGGGCGTCTGCCGGTGCCGGGTCAGCTGCTCCGCCGATCGCGTACCGGGGGGTGCCGTCACGCGTGACGTAGATCGGGGTCCGGTAGTCGGTCCCCGTCAGCGGGTGGGTCTGGCTGGTTGTGGACATGCTGAGCCTCCTGGACTCTTCGGGGTGCGCGCCTGGCGCAGGTGAAACACCCGCCATCTAGACGGGAGACAAGGGGTTGTGTGGGTGCCGACGACTACCGTCGAGGGATGACAGACATTCAGGAATGCCCGATCTGCGGCGCATCAGTGACCAACAAGGCCCAGCACGTGAACTGGCACGACGGGCTGATCGTCGAAATGAACAAGCTGGGGCAGCGTGTGACCGACGTGAGCAAGGTCGCTGCGGCGGCCTCGGCGAAGGCGAATCAGCGCATACGGCGGTAGCTACAGGGCGCCGAGGCGTTCACGGTGCGGCTGGCGCTTCGCCGTGGTGGTGGCGACGTGGTCGCGGATCTGCGCCTGCAGGTCCCGGATCCGCTGGTTCGCCGGCGGCAGCTTGCCCGTCTCGGCGTAGATGAAGCCGGCGTCGTCGTCGAGTGACGCGATCTGCGCACGCCGCTCGGCCCGTACCCGGCGCTCGAGGTAGCGCAGCTTCTGCCGCGCCTTGTCACCCTCGGGGTCAGCGGTGCGGGTCGGGCGCTTCGTCACGCCCGGCTGGTAGAGGCTCATCGAGTGCCGGCAGTTCGGGTGGAACAGGCCATCGGCTTCGGCGATCGCCAACGTGGCCTTGGTCTTCACGCCGTCGACGCGGGGGTTCCCGGACAGTGAGAGGACCTGGCCTTCCCACGGGCGACACTGCTTGCACTCCTGTGGGGCGTTGGAGATGATCACCAGGTCGTAGCCGGCCCGCATCAGCCCATCGGCGTACGACTGGGTGGTGGCCTTCGCGGCCGCGGTCCTGACGGCCATCTCGGTGTACGACTCGAGGACCCAGTTGCGGCCGGCCTTGTCGACGAAGCCGGCGACGCCCTTGCGCGCGAACTGCTGGAACGATGCCTCCGCGGCCTGGCGCCTGGTCATGACACCGAGCAGCACGTGGCTGGTGGTGTCGGCGATGACTTCCTGGTAGACGTCCATCACCCAACGCAGCACCTGCTGGTGGATCGGGCGGCCACCGAGGGGCAGTAGCTGGCTGAGGATGCGCTGCACGGCGGGGCCGCCGGGCGGCTTCAACGGCTTGCCGGCGAACGCGCCCGCGAGCAGCTTCTCAACGTCAGACATCGCCAGTGCGGTGCCGCGGTTCGCGGCCTTGGCGACAGCCTCGGCCATCGCGATCGCGGCCTCGGACGTCACGTGGCGCATGATCTGGTCGGCCTGCCCCTGCAGCAGCTGCATCTGCAGGAGCTTGAGCTCGGCCCAGTCGGGGGCGTCGAGATCCTTGGCGAGGTAGCTGCCGATCAGTGCGAGGAGTCGCAACTCGGCCTGCTCGTAGACGCGGCGTGTCTCGTCGGCGAGGTTCTCAGCGTTGGACGGTGACGCCGGCATTTTTGCAGCCTACTCGGCGGCAGGTTCGGGGTCGACCGGTTCATCCACAGACGCGTCGTCGAAGCCTGGGGGCATCGGCACGTCGACGGCGACGCTGTTCTCCTGCAGGATCTGGGCGACCTCGTCGTCGATGGCCGTCTCGTCCCAGTCGGGGTGGTTGAGCGTGACGAGTGTCTTTGTCGATGCGGCCTTGGCGATGCGCAGCGCCTGCGACGTGCGCGCGAGGGCCTCGGGGTCAGCCTGCACGGCGTCGGCGAAGACCATGCCCACCTGCTCCGGATCCACCGACTTGGAGAAGATCGCCTTGTCGACGGCCAGCAGCTTGCGGAGGATCCGCAGCTGGCGTGGCATCAGGAGCCGGATCTTGCGGTCGCGGGTCAGGTAGGACCGGTTCTGTTCGGACACGACCTCGGTCGCGGTCTTCATTCCGCCGCCGGACTCTTCGCCGAACGTCTCGGCCGAGTAGCCGGCTGTCCGCAGTGCAGCCTTGACCAGGGCGTTGACCGTGCCCTCGTGCTCCTCGAGCCGGATCTTGAACTGCGCCAGCGTGATCGGGACACCATCGCCGTCGGTTGCCGGGGGCACGTTGAGCTTCTCGTAGACGTCCTGGTCCATGTCGAAGAACGCGCCCTGACCGCGGCCGGCGGACTGGAGCATGTAGCCCGGGACGATGATGCGCCCCTTGCCGAGGCGGACGTCGCGCATCCAGGAGGAGTAGGCCTCGTCGATCGAGTCCATCAGCGGCTCGATGCCGGCGAGGTCTGAGCGGCCGAGGTTGCGGCCGATCGGGTCCTTGCGGAGGAGGCGCTGTGGGTACTGGTTGGGGAAGTACTCCACGGCCAGGCCGGGGGACTGGGTGGAGATCTTCGACTCGGCGTCGACGTCGGCCGCGAGCGCGGCTGTGGCCGGGTGCTCGGCGAGCGGCTGCACCATGCCGAGGTTGTCCTTCGTGCCCTTGTAGAGGGCGTGGAAGATGACGCCGATGCCCTGGTTGTCGAGCTCGTGGTGCTCGAGGTGGCGCCAGACGACCTGGTCGTCGGCGGAGACCTCCCACCAGAACGTGACCTCGACGAGCTCCTTCCACCGGAACACCGGGTAGGCGCCGTCGGCGTCGAGGTTCGTCAGGAACGCACCCTCGGGCCGGCTCTTGTCCCACGTCACACGCTGGAAGCCGCCACCGAGCGCGGCTGACAGCTCGGCCGACTCGGCCATGGTCGACAGGATGCCGTGCTCGGCGAGGTCATCGAGCCGGGTCTGGGTGTCCTTGTCGCCGGATGTGATGGACGGCGGCTCAGCGAACAGCAGATCGGCCGAGGCCTGGCAGATGTCGGACGCGAGGGGGACGTGGAGGAAGTCGCGGCGCTTCGTCAGGTCGCCGAGCGGCCGGCCCCACCAGAACCGGGCGACCGCACCGACGGCACCGCCGCGGTACTGGGCGGGCCGGTCGATGCGGGTGTTCTGGACCCGGGTGTAGATCCGCTGCAGCTCGGTCGGGTCACCGGCGTACCAGGCGGAGTGCTCGGCGTACTTGGCTGCGACGTTGCTGAAGTCGGCGGGCGGCCAGACGGCGTTCGGGCGGGGGAGCGGCATCAGGGCACCTGTCCCTCGTCGAGGACCTGGACGTTGAAGGGTGCGATCCCGCCGAGCATCGTCAGCCAGATCTTGCCGCCGGCGGCGAGGTGCTGGAGCTCGCCGTCTTCGAGCTCGAGCATCATCGACAGCTCAGCGAGCCCTGCCTCGCCCGGCTTGATCAGCGCCTCGACAGGGCGGATCTGGTCGTTGGTCAGGTCGCCGTCGGGTGCGGCGACGATCTGGCGCACGGTGCCGGGCCGGACGAGGCTCTCGGGGATCATGATGGGGCGCATCAGGCTGCCTCCGTCCAGGTCTCTTCGTCGTCAGCGCCAGGCGCGGTCGGGGATGCGGTCAGGGTCGGGATCTCGTCCCGCCACAACGCGCGGGACGAGTGGACGGCGTAGCGCAGGCCGTCGACCTCGTGGTCGTTCTGCTTGATCGGGGCGTCCTCACCCTTGGCGGTGGCCTTCGGGTCCCACGCGTAGCCGGGGATCTGCTCGACCAGGTGCGGGCAGTTCTCGCCCACGACCTGCAGCTGGTTCGTGGACAGCAGCGACGCGACGGTCCGGATGCCGGGGAGCACGCGGTTGGCGCCGTTGGCGACGTTGTTGAGGCCGTCGGTGAACAGCTGGACCTTGAACGATGCGGCCGCCGGGTCGACGAACACCCACTCAGGGTCACGCCATGTCGGCTGTGTTCGCTTCGCCAACCAGGTCCGCAGGGATAGCGACTGGGCGGCGTCGGTCTGCCCGGTGGGTGGGGCCCACTCGTCGATGACCCAGAGCTTCTGCTTGCCGAGGCCGACCATGAGGCCGCGGGTCGGGTTGGTGGTGCCGTAGTCGACGCCGAGCGCGAGGACGCGTTCCATGTCGGGCAGGTCGGCCAGGGTGACGACGTGGCGGGCGGGATCCCACATGTCGTAGATCGCGCCTTCGGCCTGGACCCACTCGCCGAGGATGAACCGCCGGTACCAGAGGCCAGTGAACTCACGCTTGATCGACTCGACGTACGCGGCCGCCAGCGAGGGGTTGTCGTCCAGGGTGAAGTGGAACCGGCGCCAGTCGGGCAGCTGGGCCATCCGGTCGAGGAACTTCTTCTTGAGCCAGTGCGCCGGCGAGTCCGGGTTGGTGGTGCCGAACAGCTGGGCGCCGGGGACGGACATGCGGCCAAGTAGCTGGGTGAAGAACTCTTCACCGATGACGGTGACCTCGTCGACGTACGCCAGCGCGACGGTCATGCCTCGGATGACCTTCTCCGACTTCACGTCGTGGGCACCGAGGACGTGCACGGTGCGGCCGAGGATCCGCACCGTGGGTGCACCGTAGTTCCCGATGACGGCGAGGGACGCCTGGCCGAACAACGCGGTGTCCTGCATCGGGCTGATGACGTTGCGCCAGACGGCGTCGCGGGTGCGGCCGATCATGACGATCTCGCCACCGCGGGGTGCGAACACCACGGCGATCAGGAAGCGGATGATCGAGGCGATCGTCTTGCCGGACCTGATGGACCCGTCCCAGATGTTCACGCGGCCCAAGGACTCGCGGATCGACTGGTCCTGCTTCGCCGACAGGGGCGAGACCAGGTCAGGTGCTGGCATCGGGCTCAGGGTCAGGGTGGAAGCCGAACGCGGCCGCGAGGTCCATGATCAGCGACCGGGCTGCAGCGGTGCCGCCGTCGTTGCGGGCCTGCTCGATCCGCAGTGACGCGTTCGCCGCGGTGGTGGACGCCTGCATGATCTTGAGCTTGTCGGCGAACACCGGTTCGTCGAGGTCGGTCTCGGCGTAGGTGTTGTCCTTGCCGCCGAAGTTGAACGCCTTGCACGGCTCCCACAGCTGCCGGCGCAGTCGTTGGGCGTCCTCGAGGTAGTCGAGCTCGAGCTGGGCTCGGAGCGCGGCCGCGTCGGCCTTCTTCGCTGCTGTCGCTGCCTCGGTCTTGGTCCGGTCGAAGGTCAGCCCGACCTTCTTGCAGTGGCGAGTGATCGTGTCACCGGAGCGGCCGAGGTCCTTGGCGATGTCGTTGCGCGTCTTGCCGGCGGCGTGCAGCTCGGCGATGCGTGCGATCTCGGCCTTGGTGAGCGGGTTCGATGCGTGGGACGCCATGACGGGTCACCTCGCAGCGGGGGAGGACGGCGCCTGGCCTGTCCTGGAATGACGAAACCCCGGGCCGCCTGGGCTCCGGGGTCGTGGTGATTCTGGGCAGCACGAAACTGCGTGGCCAGTATGCGTCGTCCGGTCACCGGATGCAAGCGACCGCTATCCGGGCGGCGTGTCGCTAGGTCAGTTCGTAGACCCAGACTGCCGTGTGGGGACGGAAGCCGATCAGCTTGTAGTTGACGATGTTGTCTTCCAGCCGGGCGATGGGTTCGAGACGATCGAACGTGCGGAACACGCTGGACGAGTGGGGCAGCGGGACTCTCCAAAGCGGGGGCGGCAGGAGATCGGCCTCGCGTGGGAGCCTCATCATCTCCCCGTCGAAGGCTCCTCCAACGAACTCGCATTGCGCTTCGGGTCCTGGCATCCATCGGAATCCGTAGACGTTCCTGAACGTGGATGGCTCTTGCCTCTCGCGTACGAGCGTCACCGTGCCGGGTGTGACGTCCTCGGCCCAGCGTGCCGCATTGACGGTCAGTCCGCGTCGAGCGGCTTCGTAGAGTTCTTCCGTCGGCGGTGGCGTAGCCATGATGTCGACTTCGATCTCGGCCCACACAGCGATCGCAGTTGGGATGATCCTTGAGTCGTCGCTCATGCGCCCATCCTCCCAGCCTTGCGGTGGTCCGTCAGCCGACCCACCGTCTGCTCCTGGGCCTTGACACACCGGCGCGACCCGCAGTCCGGGCACAGCATGATCCGCCAGACCCCGCCGTCGTCGTCGACCTCGCGGCAGGGCAGAGGCTTCGGCTTGGGCACGAACCGCTCAGCTTCGGCCTCGAGGCGCATGTGCTCGGCCAGGATCCCGATCGTCTCGGAGTCCCAGGTCTCGTGACAGCTCGAGCACGACCCAAGGCCGGATGAATACCGGACCCGAACTGTTCCGCGCTCACCGCACAGCGGGCAGGTGCCGGAGAGCTTGACCGCGGCGGTGTCCCAGCCGGTCGCGACCCTGGCGCGGACCCACCAGGCGCGGACGTCGACCTCGATCTGGTGGTACGTGCAGCAGCCCCGGCCGGCTTTGCCTGCTGCCCGGGCGCAGCGGTCCATGCTGGCGGTGAGGCCGTGCAGGCGGAGGATCAGGCCGATGGTGTTCTCCGGGTCGTCTTCACCAAGGTCGCGGACCCAGCGTGCGGCTGCGAGGTCGATGTCGCAGGCTGCGGCGATTGCGTCGAGGTTCGCTGCTGGCTTCGATGTCGGGGTGGTGGCGCCGACTTCGCCGCCTTGGTTGGTGACGATCGACTGGTCGAGCTGGGTCAGCAGCGGCGGCTGCCGGGTGACGTGGTCTGCGACGTAGTGGGTGGAGCCGCCGCCGGCGTGCTCGGCGTCGTACTCGTACGGTTCCCGGTGGGTGTGCCAGGAGGTGAGCTCGTGGACGTGCTCGGCCATGGTCAGGCGGCGGGTCACGATCGCTGCACCTCGGCCTCGAGCCGCTCAATTTGCACCGTGAGGGCCTGGACGGTCGGGTCGGTCGATGACCGGTAGCCGTCCTCGAGCAACGCCTGGCGAAGCTCTCTCAGACCGGTGGCCATGATCTCGGCACGACGACGCGGAGTCGGCTCAGTCTGCTGCCGGGCAAGCCAATCAGACTTCAGGATCTCGTCCATAAGCATGGCGCGCTGTTCGCCTTGACTGAAGTGGAGGCCTGAGAACTCGGCACCGCGTTCTTCGGCCGCGACGATGGCGTCGAGCAACAAGGCATCAGACTCGTTCATGGTGTTCTCCTTCGGGGTGGCAGGATCTGGGACCGGTCGATCCGGCCGCTGATGACGGGCGCGGGGAGTGTGCCGATGTGCCAGTACTGGCCGCACCGGTAGACGTTGAGATGGCCGGTGCGGGGCATCTGCTTGCGGACGGTCTTGGCCTGGCGTTTGTTGGGGTAGCACCGCTTGCCGCAGGTCGGGCAGGTGAGGGCGTAGCCGCGCTGGTACCAGGAGCCGGTCATCGTTGGCTCCGGATGACCAGGAGCTCCTGCAGGTTGCGGCGGATGCCGGCACGGATCTGGCCAGCGGTCAGGCCCGCCCGGGCGAGCAGCTGCGTGCGCTGGCGCAGCTCGGCCTCGTCGATCGACACGGTGACCACGACCGGGGCAGGATGCTCGCGCGTGACTGGCGGTGGCAACTCAGTGCGTGCAGCCGCAGCGCGTCGTTCCTCGATCCGCTGCTGGACGAGCGGGTCGACGGCGACGGCGGGCTCGGCCGCGCCCGACACGAAGTGCCAGGGGACGTGGCGGCCGTCGAGCAGCTCGGTCATCGTGGCCCCCAAGTGCGCCAGCTGACGTACGCCGCGGTGGCACCAGTGCAGACGACCCAGCCCGGGACGATCAGCAGGGCAAGGGTGGCTGCGAGCGCGCCGGCGGCGAGGCCGGCGATGATGAGCAGGACGGCGGTCATATCGACAGGCCCCGATCGCGCCGGTTCTGGATGGTGTCCTCGATCGCCACTCGCTGCGCCAGGCTGAGGTCGTCGCCGTAGCGGGTCTGCACCTTGTCCTGGATGTCGCGGTCGATGCGGCCGTGCGTGGGGTCGTGCCACTCGTCGACGGGGTGCAGGTCGCCGCACCAGCACGGCACCAGCTCGTCATCGTCACGCTCGAGCTCGGTGACGAAGACCACCTTGGCCGGGAGCATCCAGCCGAGGTAGGGGTTGAGGACCCGGTAGCGCAGCCACCACAGCAGCCGGCTCATCCGATGCTCGTCTCAGGGTCACGCCCGTACGTCCGACGACCCGACGGGCCCTTGCCGATCCGGCCATCCTTGGTGCGGATGACCAGCTCGCACGACCTGTCGGTGTTCCACTCCTCGGCGATGAACTCGGCGAGGACGGCGCCCGTCTTGATGATGGCGTCCTTGTCGTCGTCGACCGCCCAGACCCGCAGGCTGTCGAACTCCTCGAGGTCGTCCTCGTTGTGCGCAGGCCACGGCTGCAGCACCCACGCGCCGCGGCCCTTGTCCCACCGCACCTGCAGGTTGTGCTCGACCCTCGGAGGCCAGACCTCGTCGGCGGCCTCGTGCGCGTGGCCGGCACGACGACCGGTCGGCTGGTTGGTCTCGTTTGGTGTGGTGTTCATCGTTCCTCCTGGGTGTGTTGGTGGGTCGGCCTTTTGTGGGGGTGGGTGGTGGGCGGGAGCGGGAGCCACCCTCCCCCTAAAGGGGGACCAGAGTGGACCGCTGCAATTGCAGGGAAAATCAGGCTGTCTGGAAGTGGTCCAGTGAAGGCGGGTGGACCAACCGTCGGTATGTTGCATCGCCGCAGGTCAGAGGGTGGTCCGCTGGGTGGTGGACCACTTTGGACCGGGGTGGGTGGTCCGGTGTTTGGACCAGGTGTGGACCAGGCTGTGGGGGCGCTCATCGTTGGTCCGTGACCTTGCTGGAGTTGTTGTAGCCGGGCCAGCCGTGGGCGTACTTTCCGCCGGGTCCGACGAGGCGGGCGATGGTGGTCTTGGGGATGCCTGTTGCTTCGACGAGGTCGCGTTGGGACATCGGTTTGCCGTGGGCGACGCGGGCCTTCTGGATGGTGATCCAGAGCTGGTCGGGGCCTGTGAGGGCGGCTGTCCAGGGCCAGTGGCCGCCGCGTTCGATCTTGTGGGGCCAGTCGCGTTCTTCGCGGGCTCCGCGCCAGTGGGTGAGCTTGCCGTCCTTGTCGAGGTAGATGCCGATCTCGGGCCAGCGGAGCCATCCTGACCAGCCGTACGGTTCGTGGGGTCGCTTCTTCTGGCCGGAGGGGGCCTTGGGGACGTGGGCTTCGAGGATGAGGGCGCAGTCGGTGGCTTCGCGTACGGCGTCGAGGGCGATGGCGACTGGTTTGGCGGACTTCTCTTCGGTGGGGTCGCCGTTGGCGAGCTTGTAGATGGGGCCGATGAGCAGGAGGTCGGGTTGGACGGTGGCGGTGGTGCGGAGGAGCCAGTCGCGGTCTTCGGCTGAGGTGAGGTCGATGCCGGCCATGCGGATCTCGACGCGGAGGAGGTCGGGGTCGAGGTTGGTGCCGGCCTGGATGCGCAGGGGCCGGTAGCGGCGGCGTGACTGGCGCAGGGAGTTCTCGACGTCGATGTGCAGGACGCGGATGGGGTCCAGGGCTTCGCCGGTGAAGGGGTGGATGCCGGCGGCTGCGGTGATGCCGATATGGCGGAGCAGGGTGGACTTGCCGGCGCCTTCTTCGGCGGTGAGGATGATGCGTTCCTGGTGTTCGATCAGGCCTGGGATGACCCAGTCGTAGGTGTCTTCGTCGTCGCCGGCGAGGATGTCGTCGATCGTGGGGACGCGGATGGTGG